CTAAGAGTTGCTGCAGGTTTAGATATTATTTATATAGCGAATACAGCACCATGATACCACGCAAAAAACGAACCCTCTCAGTAGGCTTAACTACATCTAATCAAGATGTATATACAGTTCCTGAAAGATTTAATGCAGATGTAAGTAGCATAATAATTTCTAATGCTTCTAGCTCTTCTGTTACATTTAGTTTAGATTGGTATCAATCTTCAAGTACTACTTATTTTACTATTGCTGAAACAGTAACTATGGTTCCTAATTCTATCTTACAAATAACTGAATACCCTTTGTATCTTGAAAAAAATGATTTGATTCGTGGGTTAGCAAGTGCAAACAGTTCCATTACGGTAACAATAGCTAGTGAAGAATACTTTGAAGCTACCCGTTTTAACTAGTGCATAGCGGGGTTGCATTATTGTCTGTAGTGTGGTATAACTAAATATGGTATAACTCCTGTGTATACAAACGTGTATACATGATGTTCATGAAACAAGGAGTTATAAACATGAAATGGTTAATTAATTGGTTTGAAGCAGTAGCAGTAGCACAACAACGCCGTGCAGATTATTGGTTGCTTCGTAATATGTCGGATAAAGAACTAAAAGATATAGGAATATCTCGTGGCGAAATCTCCCAAAAAATCTTCAACGGTTAATGCGGCAGGTAATTATACTAAGCCTACTATGCGCAAGCGTCTTGTTGCCTCCGTTAAAGCTGGCGGCAAAGGTGGAAAGCCCGGACAGTGGAGCGCAAGGAAGGCACAAATGGTTGCAAAGCAATACAAAGCAAAAGGTGGGGGTTATAAGTAATGGCCCTCGCCAAATCGCAAACGAGTCTTAACAAATGGACAAAGCAGGATTGGAGAACCAAAAGTGGTAAACCTTCTACACAAGGCCCAAAGGCTACTGGTGAACGTTATCTCCCGGCTAAAGCAATTAAAGCTATGTCTAGTGAGGAGTATTCAGCGAGTACGGCTAAAAAAAGAAAAGATACTAAAGCGGGTAAGCAATTTTCTAAACAACCTAAAGCGGCAGCTGAAAAGGCTAAACGTTTTAGGCGCACGTAATAAAGGCCAGTAAGACATGGAAAACATAAAGCTTCCTATTGCCCTTGTTCTGGCTATGGCTGTACAGCTTGCTGGTGGTGTATGGTGGGTATCTCAACAGGCAGCTACCGTTGCAAGCCTAGAGGAAACTGTTAGTCAGCTTGGGTCACGTATGGCTATTGAAGATAACGTTAACCTTAAACGTGATGTTGCAGGTAATGGTGTAGAAATACAGTACGTATGGGGTGACATAGAAGAGCTATGGGATGAGCTTGCCTCTATGACTATGGCTATCAATGAGATCAATAAACTCAAGCAACGTGTAGCAGTTATGGAGAGTGAGTTACGTTACATCAACCGTGACCACAGAGACATGACAAAGTAAGATGATTGATCCTTTTACAGCTATGGCTGCAGCTACCACAGCCTATAATGGTATCAAGAAAGCTGTAGCTGTAGGCCGTGAGATTAGTTCTATGGCTGGTGCAGTATCTCAGTGGTCTAAAGCTGTAAGTGACCTAGACTTCTTGGAGGAAAAAGCTAAGAACCCTCCCATGTACAAGATGTTTAGTGACACTCAATCTAATGCGTTGGAGATATGGTCACAAAAGCAGAAGCTCAAAGAGATGAGAGAAGAACTTAAAGCACATATCTCTTGGACGTATGGTCCTAGTGCATGGGACGAGATAGTACGAATAGAAGCACAGCAACGTAAAGAACAACGTGAGCTAGTTTATAAGAAGCAAGAGTTCATAGACAACTGTATTAACTGGGCTGTAGGTATTGCAGTAGCACTAGCGGGTGTAGGGGCTTTAATAATAGCAATGTACTTCTTAGGTGTAAAACAAGGAAAGTGGTAATGGCTAAGACCGTATTAGATGATTGGAAAGTACTCCCAAGGCTAATGATGCTGGCAGTCACTGTACTCACGTATCAAGCAGTACATTGGTTCATGTCCTTGCCTGACCCTAGCGTAGCGCAGTCTGGCCTTGTATCGGTCTGTATGGGCGCTCTCACAGGATGTTTCGGTATATGGATGGGTAAAGAGTCCAAGACTACTGTAACACCCACACGTGTAGTGCACGAAGAAAGTTATAACAAATGATAGGTCAAATTATAGGTGCAGTAGGTGGACTTGCTTCGTCTTATCTTGACGGTAAGGTAGCAATACAGAAAGCCAATGCAGAGATAAGAGTTAAGCAAGCGACAGGTGAGCTTGACTGGGACATTGCTGCAATGAACAGCACTCAGAACTCTTGGAAGGACGAGTGGATTACTTTGTTGTTTAGTATTCCTCTTATCCTAGCGTTCTGTGGTGACTGGGGTAATCAAATTGTACAGGCTGGTTTTGCATCCCTTGAGTCTATGCCTACGTGGTATCAGTACTCACTGGGTGGTATCGTAAGTGCAAGCATTGGTATGCGTTCCGTATCTAAATTCTTTACAGGTAGAAAGTAATATGACATTTAAATTATCTAACCGTAGCCTAGCTAAGATGGAAGGCGTAGATGAAAGCCTTGTGGCAGTAGTCAAACGTGCTATTGAGCTTACTAAGGTAGACTTCGGAGTTATTTATGGTCTACGCACAGTAGAAGAGCAAGAGAAACTTGTAGCTGCAGGTAAGTCCCAGACTATGAAGTCCAAACACTTAGATGGACGTGCAGTAGACCTTATGGCTTACGTAGATGGTAAGGGCGTATGGGAACTGAATGTCTATGATGATCTCTGTGACGCAATGAAAGAAGCAGCTAAAGAACTTGGCGTGGCAATCAAGTGGGGTGCAGCTTGGTCAGAGGGTGACATTCGTACATACGAAGGTACAGCTGAAGACGCAATGATGGCATACGTAGACTTACGTAGATCACAAGGACGTAGACCCTTTATTGATGGCCCTCATTTTGAATTAATGTAATAGGTAGCAAACTTTATACTTGCAATACCTGAAAGAAAGAGTTATTATGGCACGAGCACTAACAGAAAAACAAAAGAAACTACTTGAAGTCTTATTTGATGAGGCGGGTGGGGACATTGTTACTGCAAAAAAACTTGCAGGTTATTCCGATGCTACTTCATCTACTGAAGTTATTAACTCTCTTAAAGAAGAAATACTAGATGCCACATCTACTTATATGGCACGTAACGCACCTAAAGCTGCTATGGCTATGGTAGGTGCTTTGTATGATCCTACTGAGCTTGGTATTCGTGATAAGATGTCAGCTGCTAAAGAACTGTTAGATCGTACTGGCCTAGTTAAAACAGAAAAAATGCAAGTAGAAGCTAGGGGTGGAGTAATGTTAATGCCACCAAAGCAAACGGAAGAAGATGACTAAAACATTAAAGCAATGGAAGTTACCCCAACCGACTGACATAAAAGAAGACAATGAATGGGTTCCTATTCCCCGTATATCTAGGACTGTTCCATTTGGCTATGAGATAGACCCAGATGATCCAGATGTGCTTTTACCTATTGAGCACGAACTTGATATGCTTCAACAAGCACAAAAGTATCTTAAACAATATTCATATCGTGAAGTAGCTAATTGGCTAACACGGAATACAGGTAGAGATATATCCCATGTAGGTTTACGTAAACGGTTGGAAAATGAGCGACAAAGAAAAAACAAAGCTAGAAGCCTACGCAGATGGGCAGACTATGCGAAAAAGGCAATCGCCAAAGCGGAAGAAATTGAACGTACAAGACTCGGAGCCAAAGCCCACGAAGGCGAAGACTACTACGAGGAAACGGACGCAAGCCAAGCCAAAGCCTGAACCCGCAAAGATTGTTGAAGAGGTTCCTATTGAGGAACAGCACAATATAATCTTTAAACCTAATGAGGGACCACAAACAGAGTTCCTAGCAGCGGGTGAGCGTGAAGTACTTTATGGCGGCAGTGCAGGTGGGGGTAAGAGCTACGCCATGTTAGCAGACCCTTTACGGTACATGGGCCACCCAGCCTTCTCAGGATTGCTCCTACGGCATACTACAGAAGAGTTACGGGAACTTATCTTTAAGTCACAGGAAATGTATCCCAAAATCTGGCCCGGTATTAAATGGTCAGAACGTAAGATGCAATGGACTGCACCCTCTGGTGCTAGGTTATGGATGTCCTACCTAGATAGGGAAGATGACGTTCTCCGCTACCAAGGTCTGGCATTTAGCT